TTTTTCTAACCCTAGAGCCTCTACTGGTTTGATTTAATTCTTCGTATTTACTATCTGATGTATTCCATTCAGATTTTATCTTTCCCATCTCATCGTTTTCTTGTCTTATAGATGCCCGAACCTTGCTACCATCTCTTGAATAAACATCAACGCTTTTTATTTTAAAATCTCCACTCATATTCATAAAAGGTGATTCTAATGGTTCTAAGAATACAATAAGCATCCTTCCTCTGTTAATTCCAATGATATTGTTTCCGAGAAGTTCTCCATCTATATTCCCTGAATACCTAATATCTAATGCTACAGGATTCGCCCCTGTAGATGGTACACTCTCAAGGTCTAAGTGAGTTGGAGTTACAATTAAAGTTGCAGAGGATATTTGCATTTTATTCATTCTATTTCCAATAGAACATTAACCATTAAAATAAGATCGTGTACATCAACAGAATTATCTTCGTTCATATCACCTGTAACAAGTTGGTCTTGTGTAAAAGGAGTCTCTGAAGTACCAATGATGTGGCTAATAACAAGAACAAGATCCTGAACATTTACCTCGCCATCCGCATTAACATCTCCCAATGCAGGTGCAGCGTAATCAACCTCAAATGTAACTTCATTTTCAAACCCCTCAGTAATTATAACCCCTTCAGCATCATAAAAAGATACTTCACAACGAGCCCTAAATGTTTTTCCTGAAAATCCAGTCCAATCATTAGGAACAAAACTATATTCATCACCAACTAAGGGAATATTAATTGATTCTGTAGGGTTATTATCGTCATTCCAATTCTGCGAGGATGCCATCCACCATAAAGAAACCCAGTCATTACTCCCCAATGGAGGTGGTATTAGTTCAAATATTGTCCACTCTATTGTTGCTAATGAAACATCAGGATTAATAGATGTCATCGTTATAGCAACAGAATGTCCCTCTAGTAAATAACTTGCTTCATTTCCATCTGCATCATAATAATCTGTTGTTAAGTTTATACCATAATTAGGAGGAGTTGAATATTCACAAGTTCCGTTATCAATAATTGCATCCGCATTATAATTATTTGCACCCTCATCTGTACACCCTGCAATTACAACATCAGCACCACCCGTATCATCAACTTCTTCTTCTTCTTCTTCTATTATTGCAATGCCCCTTGTCTTATGTAATTGAACAACCTCTAAATCTACTTTGTCTAATGTTTTAGATGCACTTGTAATAATAAAATATGGATAGATTTGTTGGTCAATAAGCACCCACCCATATCCATCCTCAAGACCTTGTTGTGTATGATTCTTTGCGATTGATTTTCCGTATGGTCTAAGCCCTCCAATATCTTTATCGAAGGCAATAATATCACCAACCTCTAATTCTATTCCATCTTGCAGAGCAAGGGTTACTTTTAATGTTAAATGCGTGTTCTTGTAGAATTGGAATAAGAAATTTCTAAAGTTAATAGCAGTTGCTTCGTTATTAATATATGGGGCTTCAACCTCTAGTTGATACTTTTCTGCATCTGCAACACCATATTCTTCTAAATAAGCATCTAAATAATCAGATTCAACCTTCGCATCTTCTGTTATACCTATCGATTCTTTTTTACCATAATCCCATCCCCATTTCACTCTACAACCACCAAAACATAAATCATCAATCTTTGTCTTGTTAAAGCTGTATTTTAATATTCTATCTGTTTCAATGGTTTTGTCTATATCTGTATGGCTATATTCTCTTTTAATAGTATCAATAATGCCCTTGCCTTGTGTTGGATTATATCTGAAAAACACATTTGATTGCTTACATATATTCTCAACAATCTCTTTTGTGTTTTTTTGTTCATTTATAGAAAATCCAATCTTCATACCACTTTTCGTAATAGTTGTAATATCATTAATATTCATCTCAGACGAAAACAAATTATCAATTATTTCTTCAGGTGACTCTAATAAATGATTCGCTTGTGTAATATTTTCAGAAGTATTTGTACACTTTACATAGCATCGTGATTCTCCTGCTTCTGATGTAAATCCATTAATATTGTTAAAGGTAGATAACCCTGTAGATATGCCTGAGTGAATTATTTCATCTACTTGATTATTTGAATAATTTACTTTCCCATACATTAACTTAAATCCCAGTAAATAGGCATTGTCCTCGCCATCCCAATGCTGTCCGTTGGCTGCTTGTAATCCCGAATCATAATTTCCCCAGTTTTTGCCCGTTATATCCAAGACCCACCCATGAGTTGTTTGATGATAATCTTGCGTGTGTTCATCATAAAATGGTGAACCACCATCTGTAACCACATCATCGCCATCAAAACTACTTGTTGATTCTAAATTGTTTACATCTATATCATATATGTATTTTCTAGGGGGAGAACCACCAACACCCTCATAACAAAGCATTAATTCATATAATTCACCATTTAGTAGTTTAGTTTTATATTTATTGTCTGTCAATAATTTATATAATTCAGATAGATGCAGGTTCTCTTTTTTGGTAAATGAAAAGTCACCATCCCCTGAAGGAGTATCTGCTCCCTCATAGAATACTTTTATCTGTGCATTTATTTGATTTACATTTGATAGTGGGTTTCCAATCCTGCCCTTTGCGTTTACAAAGAAATCTTTTAAGAATACATCTCTATTTTTCCAATATTTTCTTAATTTAAGATTACTCCAATCAGTTTCTATATCCATAGTATGTTCGGGATTACCACTTGATGTATCGGGATATGACATACCATCATCTGAAGGAGTATAATATAAAACGACAGTATTTGCATCCATAATTGGATAAATTGCAGGGTCACGAATTTCACTTTTAAATGCATTAGTGCTTCCAAATCTAGAATTAAAAGAAGATAAATAATAACTATCCTGTTCGTTAATTACCCCTCTATGCCCTTTTACAATAAAATCATTTCTTCCTTTTGAGTTTAAGAGGTCTATGTCATCTGTCAATGTTCCATAGAAATCCCAACTACTGGGTGTTGCAATATTATTAAGAGCATCCGCAAATAAAATTACTGATTCATCAAACTCATAAGGAGAATGAATTGAATAAATTTTAAAATTTTCAAACCCTTCCGAAGGACCAGTATAAGTTCCCACATATTTAATTTTGCCTTCTCCTAATATCTGAACATCAGAAGGAGAAGAATCCCCATTTTCATTTTCGTATATATCTGCACCACTTAATTCTTCAAATTCAATATCCATAATTCCTATATTGTGAGATGGGCTAGTAGCTGTTAAATAACCTGATGTTATATTATTCATTGTGACACCATCGCCAGTTGTATAGTCGTTTCGCAAATAATTTCCAGACGATGTAATAGTATAGACAGCAATCCTTTTATTAATTGGATGGGATATATATGAACACCAAAATCCTGCCCTATTTGTGTCAATATCTGCACCAGTAGTAGCACCTGAAGCAATACTTGCACTAGGAAGATTAATTTTTATATAATCACCATAAGTTTTATATTGTCGGTAAGTCCCTATTTTATTAGCTAAATCAGCATTAGTATTTATATAACGATTTACAGGCATACTAGCCAATAGAGAATCACTTAATCTTATTTTTAAAATATTTGGATCATGCATTTCATCAAATGTTCTAATATTCCCATCAAGTCCTTCACGATTATAATGTTTTATTCCTTGTATATCAGATTCTGCCGTAAAATAAGATTTATCGGGTATTATTTTAACACCATCCTCTCTAAAAGAATAATCCTCATCATCATCATAGTAAGGCAACGCAGGAGCATTTTCCAAGTGTCCATAAAGTATAGGCACGGGCTTTAAATGATAATACTCAAATGTGTTCTTATCTTTTTCTAATAATGTTCTAGGCAAATCAACATAAAATGATTCTAGCCACTTATCATCTGCATTTATCTTAACTGTATTTCTATCGTGATTATATCTAGTTACTTTTAAATCTGCGACTTTAACACAATCATCTAGTGATTCACAACTCTGTGTCTTTAAATATACAGATATTTCTTTACCAAGCCCATTTCCGAGTTTGTCCGATAAACGCACCTCATTGATAGGAAAATTACTAAAGCTAAGGCTCATACTAGATAACTGGATTTTCTTTGTTTTTAGGTCTATTTTCTCTTCGCTTTAATTTTAATATATGCTGATTCAAGACAGCGGACATAGTAGTACTTTCTTCCCTAACATACAGTCTAAACCAGTTCATAAG